AAGTGGATACCATAAGATAGATTGGATTTCAGATCGCCTGGTCGGTGCTCCATCCGGGGCATTCACCCAGGGTGAGGTCGTCACCCAAGCTACCTCCGGGGCTACAGGTATTTTTGATGAGACCGTGGGAGCCGGGGCTACAGCCAAGAACATGGTCTATCGCACATCGACCACGGCCTTTGATACAACCCACGTTATCACTGGGGCTGATTCTGGAGAAACACTCACACCAACCTCCGTGGTCTATCCCCCACATTGGCTTAATTGGACGCTCACTGATGGCACGTTCCCAGAAGGTGGGTCAAATATCCTATCCCTATGTTGGGGCCGTATCTTTATGAACAGCCTTCAACATCCGCATCAATGGTTTGCAACTCGGATCAACGATCCCCTCGATCTTCTTCTGGTGGTAGATGATGTGGCCTCAGCCCAAAACAGTCAGGCTACGGAGAAAGCTGGACTGGTGGGCGATCAGATCGTGGCCATGATCCCATACAAAGGCAATACCCAGGTGTTCGGGTGTTTTAACCGTATGTTTGTTATGCGTGCTGATCCTGCGAGCAGTGGTATTTTTACCACGCTCTCTGATACGACAGGTATCTTTAGCAATACATCTTATTGTTGGGACGATAAGAACAACCTATACTTTATGGGGTTCGATGGCATTTATGCGTTATCCGCAGAGGCAATTATAGAAGGTGCTCCTCCGGTTAATCTCACTAAGGAACACCTTCCAAAACTCATTTCTGCTATGGGCCTCAATCGACGCACTGATCGTGTGACTATGGCCTACGATAAAGACCGATATGGGATTGTCATTTCCGCGAGCCAGTTCGATGGTGAATGGAGTGCTATCTTCTGGATGGACCTACGCACCGGTGGAGTTTTCCCAGAAGAGTATCAGGAAGATCATATTCCTACATCCTTGTTCTATTTCGATGCCCGGACCAAGGCAGAACGTACTCTGTTGGCTGGGTGTAATGACGGCTATATCAGAAAGTGGTCCGAATCGGATAAGTCTGATGATGGAGACAACGCAATCGAGAGTGAAGTGCTGATCGGCCCCATATCCGGGCAAAATATTCGGTCGAAGACTGGGGTAGCTGAAGTGTCAATCAAGACCGGGATTGATACTGATTCTATAACCGCTTCAATCTATTCTGGGCAGACGGCTGAAAAAGTAATAAAGAATGTCATTGACGATGAGTCACCCAAAGTAACCAAAACATTCAACACCGACAAGCTCTTGCCTTCTATTCGACAACAAGTGAAAGACGGAGCTATTGGCCTCAAAATATCAAACACTACAGCCGATTCAAGCTGGAGCATTGAAAAAATTGACATTCATGCAGGCGAGGGCGGGAGAATCAAATAATGAATATCATTCCGAAAATCGGGCCATTACAGGCACAACCATATAGTTTGAGCGGCATATCAACTGCCAATCAAGCCCTACAACGCTGGCTTGCTCAACAGCAACAAGCACAATCCCAATTCACAGCCGCAGCTCAGCCGCTTGAACAGGCCGTGGAACTATTCCAGCCTGGTGGCGGGTACGGAGCCGGGCAACGGACGCTTCTGGAACAACAAGCTAAGCAAGCCCAGGCCCAGGCTCTCGCCAATCAAGTGGCCAGTGGGATGAGTAGCGGCTCTCTGGCAACCGGGACCGGGCTTCGTGTACAGCGTGATCTGGCCCAGAGCCTTGCAGGAGTCGAGGACACGCGAACGCAGTTTTTGGCCCAGGCGTTGCAAGCCTTGTCTGGTTTACGGGGCCAACAGGCTGGAACGACGGCTGCGGTGAGCGATCCGGTAACATCTTCGTTCTTGCCGTATCTGTCGAACTTGAACCAATTACAGGTGGGAGTGAGCCAGGGACGAGCCAGGAACAAACTTGATCTTGAATTAGAGAAATTGAAAACGCAACAGGCTTTTGCTAATGCGTTATCAAGTCCGGTTGCACCGACTGGTACTACAACTGGAGTACGCGGGTGGCAGTAACTCGATACAGTTTGGTAGCACATGATTGGCTCAATCTTGAGTATATCATCAATGACCTTACTCGGCGTATAGTCACGCAGGAGATCGGGCCTACCAGTACCCCCACATTCGCAGATGTGACAATCACTGGTTTATCTGGGACTACAATTACCACGGAAAGCGTGGAGACCAGTATCGAAGAACTCGACGCCGCCATTGATGGACTGACAGGTGCGTTCCTCCCATTGGATGGTTCTGATCCAATGGAGGGCGATCTGGATATGGATGGATATGATATTCTTAATGTCGGGACTATAACTGCTGAACAACTTACTTCCACTGATGATCTTTATGTAAATGACGTAGCTCGTGTAAGCCAGCTTCAAATATGGCCTGATGCTTTGGGTGGTTCTGCTGATGGGTATATGATAATAGTTGCTGAAGGGTCATTGAATTATTTGACGTTGGAAGCAACGGACGCAGGAGTAAGCACGATTGCTTCAGCAGAACAACTCTACTTAAAATCTGGGGACAATGATTTCTCCTTTATGGAATATGGGTATGGAGATTATCTCCGCATCAATGTTAATGGTGCACATCCCAAGATTACGGCATACAGTGGCCTCATTGATTTTGATAATGAAGACCTTGTAACTACTGGAACTATTGATGCTTCGGCAGGAAAAGTTTTGGTAGAGGATTCTGGAACAACACGTCCGGGTGGTAGTGACGGGTACATAGGAGTTGCAGAAATAGGCGGTGACGGGAGAGTTTATTTTGTTGTAGAGGGTAAGCGTTATTATATTAGTGGAACGCAAGACAGTACAGGCATCCCGATGGGATTGCTTTTATCTTTAACCTATTCTTCGTAGGAGTTTATTGTGGCAGATACAATAGATATTACCGCTGGTGCTGGAACAACAATAGCTACTGACGATTGTGCCGGTACACACTATCAAGTAGTCAAACTTGCTGATGGGACAGCCGATCAAACGGCTGTGATCGCAGCCGATGTCGGGGCCAAAGCCAACGCTCTCCGCGTGGCTCCGGCCAATGATATTACTGATGGTACGTATATCGGTGACATCAAGTTTGGCGAGGGATTACCTGCCAATAGCGGAGTAGATATTGGCGACGTTGACGTAACCAGTATTGTTCCGGGTACGGCTGCCGCTAATCTCGGCAAAGCCGAGGATGCAGTACACGCAACCGGCGATGTTGGTATTATGATGCTGGCCGTTCGTGACGATGCTCCATCAACCGCAACAGCCGACGAAGGTGATTATACTCCATTATTAACAAATGCTACTGGGCATGTTTATTGTATTGACCCAACAGCAAATGCTTTAACAACAACGGGAAATACAAGTTTGGCTATTATGGATGATTGGGATGCCGTTTCAGGGGCCGCTGCCGCAACAGACGGACCTCAAGTAATGGGTAGGTATGATAGTACCAAACCAAGTGCGGTCGATGATGGGGACGCCGTACAACTTCTCACGGATAGCTATGGACGATTACTCCAAGGAGTTGAACCCCAATGGTTCCAGGCTGTATATGACAGTGCGGATGCGACAGGTGAGGGTGAAGTAGTGAAGGCGTCTGCCGCTTCTACAAAGATCGTGGTTACTTCGTTTGTTATCTCTTCTGATGTCGAAGGTTGGGCCAAGCTCCAAGATGAAGATAGCAATGCTCTCACTGGCAAGTTCTGGCTTAAAGCCGGGGGCGGTGTGTCATGGACCGCTGGACCCGGTGCTCCTTTTATCGTCAATACAGCCGATAAAGACCTTGAAATTATTGTAGAAGCCGCAGGTAATGTTAGTTGTACAGTATGGGGCTATTTAATACCGGGGTAAAACATGGCTGTTACGATAGGAACAAACGCTGGCTTTGTAGCCGTTGCTCCTGTAGATGATCCAACAGGAAATGCTACTATAGCATTAGATACAAATGCCTGGGCAACAAAGGATACTTCTCCGGCTGATATTGTAAAAATTACCGAAATAGGTTGGTGGTGTGATAATGCTACTGAAGAGGCAAATTTTGAAGTTGGTTTATATAACCATGATGTGGGATCGAATATACCTGGTAGTTTATTATTTTCTGATACTGTTAATGCCAAAGGTACGGATGCGGGTTGGAAAACAGTTAGTGTAGACTGGTCGGTAAGTCAATCAACTATTTATTGGATTGCTGTACAATTAGATGATACTGCTACAGCGACTAATACAGATTATCAATCGGGAGGATCGGGTAGGTTTTCTTATGATAATAATGTGGCC